CAGCCTGACCCATCAACATAGTCCGTACCCACTTGAACTTCCAACCCGGAACCGGATTCGGATCAGGCAGAAGCTGCGGGGGTTTCCACGTCATTTCGCGCTTAGTGATGTCGCGGGTTTCGAGTTCACGAGTCAGACGATTTTCAGCCATTGTTGTTCTCCAGTTTCATCACTTCACGCGCATATGCTTCGGGCGTCAGACCAAGGCGTTTAGCAATGGCTGCTTGCGAAGAAGATAAGCGTATCTGGCGAGGTGCGGTTGTACGTGTAGCTGGCGCAACAACAGTAGGCGATCTGCGGAGAGTAGGTTTTTCCTCCCTCTCTTCCGTTGGAGAACCCGTATCCAAAAATTCTTCTGGAAAACGCTTTCTCATTGTCGAATCAATTTGTCGGTAATATTCCTCGCTACGAGAATCTACTCCCGACTTGACCAATTTTTGGTGCAGTCCAAGCGCGAGGGCGGTCATTTCCTCATTACCTCCAAACCAAGTATTACGCTGACGCCAAGCTTCCGCTTTTGGATCAACAACTTGAGGAGATACTTGTCTCTGTTGCTGTGGTTGTACTCCTGTTTCCGACTCTTGTAAAGAAGGTTTAAATTTTTCTACTTCTCTTAGTTTGAGTTTTACATCCGTTAGATGTTCTTGAGCGTCGGCTAGCAGTGAAGAGTCCCCAGACTCAAAAGCCTGCTTGAGTCTGTCTTTAGCAGCAGCAAGGTCACCCGTAGCAGCACGAGTAGCCTCATGAATAAATGCCCGCTCATTAACACCAAGTCTTTGTTTTAGCTGCTTATTTTCTTCATAAGCCTGTTGGGCAAAACGCAATGCTTCTTCTTTTTCACGAGAAGCAGTTTCTTTAGCGCGACGTTCGTCATGCCAGACTTTTTTCATCTGCTTGATACGATTCTGAACTTTCTCAGAATAGTCATCAAGCTGATCGTTCTCAATTTCTTCTACTATTTCTTTTGGAAGCGGTTTACGATTTTTATCTGAATCAGGTGTGTCATCGACAATCTCAACTTTAAGATCGTCAACGGGGTCTTCTACGTCTTTTTTAATATCTGGCAATTCAAAGTCAGCCATTATCTACTCCTTAACCTGCGCGGCGGATACCACGGGGGTCTTGAACCACCGCTTCCACCGTGTCGTCATTGATGATGCGCCACTCGGTTCCATGGATAAGAACCCTAGTACCGGCGTAAGCCCTCGTGATAATAAAATCTCCCGCCTTGCACCAAGGACCGGTAGGAAACTTTTCTTTATCGGCGTAAGCCATGTTGCCCAGCTTGGCAACATATAGAACCAGCGTAGTCTGGGATTCAACGTGCATAGTCGAGTCAGCTTTCAGGATGCCGCTCTCATATGAGTCGTCAATCTTGGGGACCATGCACAGGATGTGATATCCCTTGGGTTCCGGGATCTGTTTGGCTTTCTCCCGCGCTTCGGCTTCTTCTCGCGTCTCCAATAGCAAAATATCACTCATCATCATCCTCCATACGTTTTGCAAGGTTGTTAATTACGTCTTTAGCGAAGTCAATACCTTGAATAACCCCGCAAAGTCTGTGGTACTCATCCGGGTTTGCTCTTCCAGCGAGTACAGCTTCAGCAGCAAGTTTTCTATGCTCATCAAGATGACGGTGCATAAAACCAAACGCTGATTGCTCATCCATTATTCACCCTGTTTTGGTTGTACCTGTTGCGATGCCTGCATGGCACGGTCTGCACTAGCCTGAACAGCCTCATGACCCATGGAAGTCAGATGCTTAGCTGCATCCAAATTCAACTGCGCGGCCTTATGCTGGTGTTCGACTTTGTGTTTAGTTATCTCTGCGCCAAGGCGAGCGCCATCCAATTCTTGCTGAGACGCAGCAAGATGTGCCTTGGTAGAAGCATCTAGTATGTCTTTCTGGTTCTTAGACTGGTTCTGCATCTGCGCGATCTGCGCCTCAAGCTGTAGCTGCTGCTGCTTGAACTGCTGGTCAGCCTGCTGGGCCTGCTGCTTAAGCTGAAGCTCCTGCTGCTTGATCTGGATTTCCTGCTGCTGCATTTGGATAAGTGGATCCTGCTGCTGCTGCTGAATCTGCTGCTGTTGGGCTTGCGCCTGATTAGTCTGCGTAAGTTTTTGTGCTGCCTGTGCTGTCAACTGAGAAATATGAACCTCAAGTTCAGGTGGCAAATAGCCTGTCTCGTCATCATCAACTTCGCTGGATCCAGCCTGTACCGACTGCGGAGGCGGCGGTAGATTGGCACCCAACTGCGTCTGTATATCGTTGCGATACTTATAAGCCACATGCTCCATGATATGAGACTGCAGTGCCCCAGTAATCTGTGCCGCTTGTGGGTTTTGTCCAATAGTCTGCATCATTACTGGATCCTGCAGCATTGCCATATGGACGCCCAGATGAGCTTCATGATCCTGATACATGAACGCCTTGACAGGTTTTCCCACCATGATTCCCATATTTTCTGAAATAGGGTCAACCGGCTTCATGTCTTCCTTGAGCGGGATGATCTTCTGTACGTTCTTAACGCCTAGCGTCTCAATCATCTGGCGGTGGAGGTATGGAAGGTCGTAGATCTGCGGAGCACTACTGGCTAGCTGGATAACTGCCTGATACTGGATGATCCGCTGGGCCATTGTGCTGGCATTGGGATCAGATACGGGTAGTACATCCACACAGTCGTAATCAGCCCGTTTTGCCGAAGCGAGCCCAACTTCAGGCTCATAGTCATAATCTTCAGGCGTGTTATCACGAATGATTGCCGCAAGAAGCTTGAACTCCTGCTTCATCGTGTAGTGGATGCGGGCCTGAACAGCCGACATCACCTTAAGAACACGTTCAAGCACCGCCATTGTCGTGCCCACAGGGGCATTAGCCGACATATCGGAGACATTTAAGTCAGCCGTAGCAGCAAACTGCCGACCGTCCTGTACTACCTTGTCCATCAGGGCCATGAGAACCTGACTCGGCTCCTTGTACGGAAGCGGCAGGATATTGTCCCGAATGGCCCCTGCTGGGAGGTCTACATCCCTGAATTCTCCGGGGGCAATAGGCGTATCGTCCCCTTTGATACGAAGCCCGCGAGCTTTAAGGCCACCCGGAAGATTACTGAGCGTACCCGCATCGATAAGCTGGCGAAGAAGCGAAGTCGCTGTTTGGGTGTGCCCGCCGATGAGGTGGATAAGCCCGAAATAGTAGAAGCCAAAACCGGGGATGTAACCGTAGTGGACGAAGTGCTGGCGACGGCGCTTGAGCTTGTCTTCTTCCTCCCAGTTGCGGCGGATGGCGAGGACCGTGCTGGTGCCTTTTTCAATGGTGACGACGTAGGGGAGCGCGATCCCGGTTTCTTCGCCTTCTTTGTCTTTGTCTTCATAACCTTCCAAATTTAGGTTTACATGCATTTCCAATAGCTGGAAACGGTCATCAATTGAAGTCTGGTAGCCTTGCTCTGTGGCTTTCTGTTTCTCAACTTCATCCATGACGGTAACTGGATCGCCCATATCAACGTCACAATAAAAACCAGCAACCTGAAGCTTACGCAATTCATTCTTGGTCTTACGCATACGGTGCGTAATGCGCTCTGCGGCTTCAATACTGGGTGCGCCATAAGGGACGATCACGTCTTCAGGCGGGATAAACGGGGCTTCAGGAAGGCTAATGGACGGATTATAGTAAATCTTCTTGAACGCATTACCCGCCAGCGCCACGGTGAGCAGGGTCTTCTCATGCTCCGGACGGTACTCAGGCATTGCCTCAGTAAGCGTATAGTTCATATCCGCTTCAACACGAGTAGCCGCTTCCTTCTTCTCGGGAGTCTCCTTGCCAATGATCTTGGCCCGAACCGGACCCGCAGCGGGGAAAGTCTCCGTGATCATCTCAGCCTGAAACTTGACTGCCGACTCCATGAGGAGCGGGTGGAACACACCGCTGGCCCCCGGCCACGGCTCGGAGCGAGACTCATATTTCAGGCCCAGCAGTTTCAGTCCCTTGACGTAGGTATCCAGCCAATCCTTACGTGCAGCAATATCTGTGTCGTAGTCGCCCAGCAGCTCACTTGAAATGGACATAAGGAGTCCTTCATCCATCTCTTCGGCCAAGTTGGCATCAAACTCTGGTTCAACATGCTCCATGTGCATTTCAAAGCCGGGACCAGAGATGTGCATCTCTTCAGGGTCTACAACTTCTACCGTGATCGGTTCAGCTTCGGATAAAGAACTAAGCCCCGACGGGGCTTGGGATAGGGATTTATCTACGCTCATTGTTTTCTTGCTCCAAAGCCAACGCCAAATTTACGAATATCTTTGCAGGGCAGGGCTGCATCTATGATCCAGTACTTCCAGCCCAGCGTGTACCATGTACCTGTTTTGCCAATATAGACAAACCGGCAAAAAATACCCTGCCAGATAAAATAGAGATTGCCCCACCTGCGGTACTGGATCTTGTCCATCTGCGGCGGGGGATTGAGTACTTTGATGAACCGGAGGTTATTTACCGAGTTCCTGAACGCCGCCCAGACCCAGCGCCGTTTAAACACACCCCATGTGGGGTGCAGTATCCGGTACCAATTAGGGTCATACCCGTCTTCGTCATTGCCAAAAAGCCAGAGCCACCGGGGGGCCGAGAAAATATTAACTCCGGTAAGAGACAA